CGAGGTCAAATGTACCAGCCGTTGTTGTGTTGTCCTGAGCACCAGTAGTAGCGGTGTAGTTAATTGTACGAACAACCTCGCGGTTGATTTCGGCAAGAATCTCAGCGGAAAGAATGTTGCTGAGTTCTGTTTCGGCGTCGAGACCGTGGATGGCTTTTAGATCCTGAGCCAGTTCCATGGTGTACTCTGCCTTGAGTGCCCGAGACACTGCAGTTACGGCAACCTTCTCGATGGAGAAAGCCATCTCGCCGAATGCGTTGGTAGAACCGTCACCAAGAGCTTCAGCCTCGGCAGTTGTCATGCCGGTTGTGACTGTGTAGCCAGAACCTGTTGCACGAGCAGTTGGATCCGAACCAGCCTGAACATCACCAGCACTACCGTCGATGACGGAACGTGAATTGGTGTTAGCAGCGGCAGAAGCAGAGTGAGTTGTATTGGCTTCGTTGTAGAGAGCCTCTGTACCACCCTGTGAGCTGTACTGCGGACGCATTGCAAAGATAAGACCGGTTGGGCCTGTCATTGGCTGGACGCCGCAGACATCATATGCAATGAGGTTTGGCATTGAACGCCGAACCAGTGAGATTAGCACTGGATCGAAAATATCGACGTTACCGTCAGAAGCAGTGGAGCTTGATGCACCCATTGCGTTCGTTGGCGCGGCTTCGCCGAGTAGTGATGGCATCTGATAGCCACCGGAACCGAAAGCAGCTTCACGTGAAGCCTTTTCTTGGTTTTCTAGAAGAGTAGCAGTAACGGCCCGACGATGAGAATCCTTAATCTCGCTGAGGTCTGGATGCTCAATGACTGGCTGCCACTTCTTCTGTAAGTCTTCAGATAGAAACATTTTTGTTTTCTCCTTACTGTATTAATCAGCCTTCATAGATTATTTATAATAATATTAATTTTTAGCAGATCTTGAAATGGCATTCATGTACACTGCCATAGCACCTGTAGGACCTTGGTTCTCTTCTTCAAGAGAAATGGGACCATCTTCATCATCGACAATGACCGTATCGGTCTCTTCATCAATATCAAAATATTGTGACTTTAACATGCCGATTTTTTTACGAAAATCATCAGCATTATTAAAATCAATTCCTTCAGCAAGTCCGCGAAGCTTTTCGATTTGAGTATCAGTGAGTTCGTCAGTTGCTTCTGTAAAGATAGCATCTTTCTCGAATTCTTTGATTTTACCGATTAGATCAACATTCTTGTCTGTTTCTTCGTTAAGCTTGCCTTCGAGCTCATCAACCTTAGCAATGAGTTCCTCAACAACGTCAACCTTCTCTTCTGGAATGTCGACATAATGCTCTTCGAATAGACCCTTAAGGCCTTTGAGGAAATCCTCAACCATATCGGCGCGAACACCCTTTTCAATGGCAAGCTTATTTTCCTCAACCCATTCCTGAACTACGTAGTCAAGATATGAGTCAACCTTTTCTGTAAGTTCATCAACAATTTCTGTGCGAGTTACTTCGACATCAGATTCTGCTTCAATCGCAAACTTTTCAATCTGCTCGTTAACTTTTGAAACTACAGCGGCTTCGAAGATTGTTGTAACCTTTTCTTTGAACTCTTCATCGAGGTCTGAGCCGTTGAACATTGCATCAACGTCTTCCTGAACATCGATATCATCAGCTGAAATAGAAGCGAGTTGACGTGGAGCTGAATCAATGATTTGCTCTTTTGCATCGTCTTCACTTTCGACTTCTTCGCCGTACATGGCAGCGTTGATTTTACCATAAGCAGCAGCAAGATCACTTTTCTTCATTGAATTCATGTTTTGAACCATAGCATTGATCATACCAGCTTTTGTACCTGGTACCTGAACTTTCTGTATGGGATCGCCTTTGCCTTTTGGCTTTTCGTCAGTCTTTTTTGTCTGGGGATCTGGAATTTCTGAAGGATCGCCAGCGGAAGCCTTGAACTCTAAAAGATCTTCATCGTCTGAAATCTCTTCAGGAGTATCAAGAATCTCCTCAACGTCCTCCATTACTTCTAAGTCTAGTTCGGACATCTGTTTTATCTCCTTATGAAAATAAATTTCTCATTCATATTATTTATAAAAACACATCTTTTAGAGTTGCTTCAAGAATCTCTCAAAGGCTGCAATCTTTGCTTCCTGTAAGTTCTTCTTAGAAACCTTTCTGATCATTTCTTGAGTTTCCTCAATGTACTGTGGAACCCAACGATCATCAATTTGTAACCACTCAACTCCCTCCATAATACCCTCAACGAAAGCATTGGGAGCTGAAGGATCGGCTACAATATCAGCTGCAGTTGCAAGCTGAAAATCTGATTGAACCATATTTGTACCATCTCTACCTGGCTTGAGAGTTCCCATACCGCGTGATGATACACCGAGCTTGGCGCCCTCGTCCATGAGGTTCTTTACAATCTTACCCATAGGCGTCTCAGTCATGATCTTTGCCTTACCCATTACGTTATTGCCGTCCTGGTGAAGATCTTTGATCATGTGTGATACGCGCTCTAGGTTAATTGTTGGACCTTGTGGATGACCCAGTTCGCCGTAAGCTCTATTTTGCTCAACGTACTCTTTATTGTATCTCTTTACTTCTTTCATTAGTGTTTCCATTGGATACATCCGACCATTACGGTTCTTGATGTTACCCTGCATAAAAACACCCTCTATGAAGTAGTTCTTACCACCGTCTTCCTTGGCTTCGGTGATGAACTCTACATCCGTTTCTAGCATTTCGGTGATAAGTTTCATAACATGTTCCTATTTCTTTTTATTATTTATAATCAATAACCCTGTAAGACTTTCAATCCCATCTTTCGACCAGAACTATCGTGCTGAACCATGATCATGAAATCGTGTTCTATTCTACTGGAGATCCATAATGAACATCTTTTAAATCTTCAGCAATCTTATCTAGATTTGATAAGAATTCTACGTTGTGTGATTCAAATGTTGAACCGTTTGAACGAAGATTCGATAATTCCCACGATATAGAACTAAGAGCTGTGTCAATGGAGGAATTGAAACTAAAATTATTTGGCCAAGTTTGATACATTTTTTTATACCTTATACCTGATATCTTGAAGGCGCATTAATGGTGTCGACAGTAACATCAAACATTTGGTGCATCTCCAGTTGATGTAAGAGAACCAGCACTGATTGTGAGGTCGCCACCCGTTCCGGCATTTAGAGCAAAGTTAGCTGCAGCTTCACCAGCATCTAAGTGTAAGTACATGAGTGGAGAGGAGCCAGTCGGCGTTGAACCATCGGATCCGAGATCAACTGCAGCGCCAGCAGCGGAATAAAATTTTCTACGATTTGCTTCTACACTAAAATCAATATAAGAATTATCCATCCAAAACTCAGCCATTGAGCCATAGAAAGGAAACTGTGTAATCTCAGCAGATCTACCAATCTCGAACGAACCTGTAAAATCAAGTGTATCATTAACAAAGTTGCTGGTTATAATGTCACTAGAGTCATTGATGTATATATGTCTTGCACCTGTAGCGAGATTTCCTGAGCACAACATATGATTCCAACCACTATTCAATACACTTGTAAACCCAGAGTTTGTTTCTATGAACAAAATATTCGTACCACCTACATTTCTGCCAACGAGAGTCATCCTGTTCGACTGTGCCGTTGGACTTCTTTGTAGTAAAAATTTATTTGATGAATTAGCTCGTATAGTAAAGACAACATTAGTGGCTTCATCTGCATCGGCCGCCATTTTAAACCATAATGAGAAAGCCCATTGTTTGCCATCTGACATTCCACTCAACCCAGGAGCAGCTCTACTTAAAGTAGTGCTTCCATCAAAGTTTGCATTATCAATTGTAAAACTTGGGCCAGCGCCACCACCAGCAGAAATAACCGCTGCTGTCTGGGTGGTAATGATAGAAGATGTGGGTCCTGGACTGAGTCCGATTTTCATAATATTACTTTCTTAGTACTCTTAGTACAACCCTATTACTGAATTAGCAGTACTCGATGTTCTCATTTTACGAACACGAATGGGTAGAATTGTACCAGCGGGAACAGCTGTAAATGTTACTGTGTTTCCTGAAACCATATCAGATAGTTCGACTACTAAATTACCGGTCACACCAACATATACAGCTCTCGTAGTGTGATCTGTATTTGCAGATTCGTTTGCTGAAATAGCAAATGCTCTGGTTGCTGGATCTTCTGGATTTGTGTAGTAATATTGAAAGGTATCATTTTGATTTGGCATAATATATCTCCTTACACCGCTGCTTTCGCAAATTGAACCATCGCATCGAAAGATTTTTTATCCTTCATTGCTTCGGCTTCCATACGCTTTCTGTTTGTAGAATTAAGTTGGCTCATAGCATTATTAAGAGACTCGGCAGTCACCTTATCAATTTTTACTGTCTTGCCATCTTTCAGTCTGAGATTACCAGCCTTAAATGCTTCATCGACAAGTTCAACTTCTTCTTTAATCTTAGAAGAACCTTGCATCACTGGAGCTTTTTCACCACCTGACTTACCTACACCCTTGTATGAGTCACCAC